TCGACCCCGTAGAGGCTGCCGTCGTCGGTCCCGTACTGGGCCGACTCGATGCCGAAGAGGGTCGAGAGGATGTCCTCCGGCGTGCGCTGGAAGTTGCGCGCCACCGCGAAGGACATACGGCCCCGGCCGTCGAAGTGAATCTCGCGCACCCGATGGCGGCGGTAGGGCTGCTGGAAGGTCACCCACGGCCCCTGCCAGTACGTCGAGAAGTTCGTCCCCGCCCCGCCGGCCGCGGGGACGTCGTCCTGGGTGAGGTTGGGCACGAAGAGCTGCTGGACGTTGGCCTGCCCCGAGCGCGCGCCGTACAGGGCCTGCCCGCTGCCCGGGTCCCAGGGGACGACGTCCTGGAAGGCGAGGCTGTGGACCCACCACGAGTTGGCCTTGAGGTCGAAGTCCAGCAGCGTGTCGTTCTGCGTCGAGGAGGCCGTGGAGATGGCCAGGTACAGGTGGTCGTTGAAGTAGGCGGCCACCGCCTGGGAGCGCATCGCCGCCGGGGTCAGCGAGAAGAGCGGCAGGACCTTGTCGCTGACGCGGTCGATCTGGCTGCCGTTGGTGCGGCAGACGCCCTGGTTCTCGGAGAGGAAGAACGTGCCGTAGGGCGTCTCGATGACCGAGCGCGGCGCGACCGCGCCCGTCTTGTCGGTGACGCGGCGGTTGGCCCCCGTGTTGAGGTCGTAGATGACGTAGACCTTGCGGCGCTTGAAGACCACGACCTGCATGCCGGCGCCCGCGACGCCCGTGATGACGTCGCCGTCGCCGGGGTCGAGCATCACCGCCCAGCCCTGGTTGGCGCCGATGGTCCAGTCGCGCGCCGAGCCGATGTTGGAGGCGACGACGGTGTTGGCCGGGTCCGACGTGGTGTAGGACGCCATCCCCGCCATGAGCGTGCGGTTCTGCACGTAGGCCAGGTACTGGCCCACGGGTAGAGTGCCCGCGGCTGCGGTCCAGGCCCCCGTTCCGGCCAGGGTCCCGTTGGAGTAGCGGAGCTCGGCGCCGTTGGTCCCGAAGAGAGGTCCCTGGCCTCCGTTGGTGGGAGCCGTGACCCACTGCCAGCGACGGCCGGCGGTGAGCCCCGAAGCGATCTGCGTGACCGTCTTGGCGGCGTCGACCGAGTAGAGGAAGGTCGAGCCCGAGGCGATGAGGAAGGTCGGGTTCTGCGCGGCGTACAGCGACAACGGCTGTTGTGCCAGCGTGGCGAAGACCTGGCTGCCGTCCCGCTTGCGGATGGCGCCGCGGTTGGTCGTCAGCACGTTGCGCGCGTCGCGGGCCTCGTTGCCGCCGACCTGGTAGGCGGCGTCGTAGAGGTTGACGCCCCCGCTGAAGTCGTTCTGGAGGATGGGCGAGCCGCGCACTAGGCCTCCGGTGGGCGGCTCTCCACAAACTCCATCCGTCCCTCGCCGGAGTGGCGCCAGAGCGCCCACTCGTCGCCGAACTTGGGCTTGAAGCCGAAGAGGTCGTTCTCGAAGCGCTTGACGAGAATCCGGGCACCGTTGTCGGTGTCGACGGCGGCCACCTGGCCTTCGTCGAGGTCGAAGAGATGCGTCACAGCCGCTGGATGTTCGTGTTGGGCACCTGGCGGCGCGTGTTGGGCGAGAAGCCCAGGTCGCCCCGCAGCCGGTTGAGGTCGCGCTGGTACTCCGCGCGCCAGAAGCCGCTCATCTCGGGGTCGTCCTCGAAGCGGAAGAGCTTGGAGCGCGCGAAGGACACCAGGGCGTCCAGGCCCGACTCGGGCAGGCCGGTGACGCTCGCCACCGAGTCGTTGACGTTCGGCGTCGACAGCTCGCGCAGGTAGCGCAGGCGCACGTCGACCGCAGCGTTGGGCGTCGGGTAGAGCGTCAGCGTCGTGCCGAAGGTCGAGAAGCCGACGGGCGTCCCGGTGGCCGTGTCCTCCTCGTCGAGCTCCTCCGGCGAGAGGGGCACCAGCCGGGTGGCGTCGGCGGTACGGCTGACGTCCAGGACGCGCATGAAGTCGCTGGGCAGCGAGTAGTCGGCGGTGCCGGCGACGACGGGGACCGTGTACGTGCGCTCGGACCCCGGCAGGCGCATCGCCCGCGAGACCTCGGAGATGGCGTCGAGGATGGCCTGCTGGGCTCGGCCGCCGTACTTCGTGCGGTCGAAGTCGTCGTGCAGGGCCTCGGTGACGAGGTCTGAGAGGGTGCGCGGCACCTAGCCCCCGAAGCCGAAGGGGAGCAGCCCCCAGTACTTGGCCGCGACGACGGTCCAGTCCGAGGCGGCGAGCGGGGCCAGGGCCACGGGGATGGCGGCGGCGAGCTTGAGCTTCATGCGGCGTCCTTGTCAGGGATGAAGGCGCGGTCGGTCAGGCCGAGGTCCTTGCGCATCGCCCAGCGCAGGCGCTCGCCGACCTCGCCGGCCTTCTCGTGCATGTCGGCGTCGTGGCGGCGCTGGTCCTCGCGCTCGCGGCGGTCGGCCTCCTCGGCGAAGTTGTAGCCGGGGTGCGTGAACTCCAGGGCGCGGCGGACGACCCGCTCGTCCCACTCGGAGTAGATGCCGACGAGGGTCTCCTCGTGCTCGTCGCAGAGGTAGAGGACGAAGGTGCCCTCGCGCTCGTTGAAGCGCGCCCGGAAGCGCGGGTCGATGGCGACGAGCTTGGCCAGGATGTGGTTGAGCTCGGGGTCGATGTTCACCAGGCGCCCGGAGAGGGAGCGCTGGACGGTGGCGAAGGGGACGGGCGAGAGTTCCATCGCGTCCCCAAGATGACGAGCGCCCCCGCCGGGTTCCAGCGGGGGCGCCCCTCCCATGGCCTTCCTTGTCGAGGAAGTCTCGGCCTAGTACGTCGTCGCCGCGTCGTCGGCGGCGTTGATGATGGCGCCGGTCTGGTTGGGCGCCAGGCAGCCGAGGGCGGCGTACCAGACGAACCAGGCCTGCCAGGCGGCGCGGCGCGTGCCGGCCACCGAGCCGTTGGCGAGCTGCCAGACCGTGCCGTCCTCGGAGGTCAGCCAGTCCGGGTCGGCGACCTGGAACCACTTGAAGACGTCCTTGCGCAGGGCGAAGACCCAGCCCTTGGGGACGTCGTCGTCGGCCACGACGGGGATCTCGTTGACGAAGATCGCCTGGTAGCCGCCGTGGATCTCCACGGCCTTGGCGTCCACGAAGCGCTTGACGGACTGGTAGGTGTCCGCCAGGCGCCGACGGACGCCGCGGCTGGTGAGGAAGACGTCGCCCTCGCCGCCGCCCACGCCCCCGACGTCGTCGGCGAGCTGCTCGATGAGGCCCTCGCCCGCGGTCGCCGAGGCGGCGTCGCGGCGGTTGCCGTTCCAGAACTCGTTGCCGGCCGTCGCCGAGTTGATGCCGTGCAGGGTGCGCCCCGAGCCGGTGATGGAGCGCAGGCCCTCCATCTCCAGGCCCCACGCGCCCGGCCGGTACAGGCCGTCGGTGGTGGTCGTCGCCGTGACCGCCGAGCCGACCGTGATGGTCTTCGTCGTGCGGTTGATGGCCGTGATGGTCGCCGCCGTCGCGCGGACGACGCCCGAGGCCTTCGTGACGATGTCGAAGGAGTCGCCGACGCGCAGGTACTGCGTCGAGTCGACCGTGAAGGACGTCGAGGCCGCCGGGCTGGACGTCAGGGTGGCGATGAGCCCCGTGCCGTCGCCGAAGACCTGGCGGTTGATGTTCTTCTTCATGTCCTGCGCGAGCTTCTTGGTGTCGGTGTCCAAGAGGTTCACGAAGGCGCCGTCGTTGCCGCGGGCCTGCTTGACGGCCTGGTCGGTGATCTCCATGCCGGCGTCGTGGTACTTGATGGCCACGATGCCGTCCTGGTAGCCCTGGATGCCCGGCGTCGCCAGCGTGCCGCCGTCCGTGAAGGACGTCGGGCTGAAGTTCGGCGCCGAGTGGACCGGGAAGATGGCCCGGCGGCCCGTGAAGTCCACGGAGTCGCCGTCACGCTCGATCATGTCGAGCATGTAGGTCTTGTAGTTGAGCTGCTCGATGATGGGACCGCGGTAGAGGTCCTTGAGGATCGCGTCCGCGGTCGCCAGGGTCTGGGTGGCCACGTAGGGCTCCTAGCGGGTGAGGGGGTTGACTACTGCCTCATCCGTGCCAGCGCCGCCTCGCGGGGCGACACGCCACCGTTCCAGGAGAGCTTGGGCGGCTCGGTGTCGGCGCGACCCCCGTTGAGGGTCGAGCCGTTCTGCCGGCCGAGCTTCTCCTCGATCTCGTCCCCCTCGTGCTTGCCGCGGAGCGTCGTGATGCGCTCGAAGGCCTTGCCGATGGGGTCGGGCTCCTCTTCGTTCTGGCTCTTGATGGCGATGGCCATGTCGATGACGGCGTCGTAGGTGTCGTCGTCCATCTGGCCGTGCTGCTCCTCCAGCTCGCCGAGGCGCTCCTCGTAGGCCTTGGCCGCCTCGCTCTGGGCCTGCTGCATCTGCTGCTGGCCCAGGAACTGGGAGAACTGCTGCTGCTGGGCCTGGAGCTGCTGCTGGAGCTGCTGTGCCCACTCGGGGATGTCGTCCTCGTAGCCGAGGTCCCCGTCGCCATCCTCGCCGTCGTCGCCGACGGCCTCCATCCACCCGTTGGCCTGCCCGAGCAGCTCCCATGCGTCCTGCGGGAAGAGGTCGGGCTGGTTCTGGGCGATGTCCTGCAACCAGGCCTGGGCACCCTCGCGGGTCTGGATCTGGTTGACGAACTGGAGGATGCCCCCGAGGTCATCGGGGGTGAACTTGTCGAGCCCTTCGATCTTGGTGTAGGGCTCCCACTGCTGGCGGAACTGGGCGGCCTCCTGGAACCTCTTGGTGAAGTCCCGGTTCTGCTGCTGGAGGGGCTCCAGGGCGAGCGGTCGGAGCTCGTCTGGCACGTTGGCGAGATACGGCTCGAAGAGCTC